ATGTCTGAACTACATCAAAAAGCAGAGGAGTTTGTTTTGTGTGCGCTTGCAGACGATACATGTGGCAACTGTGAACAAAACAATGAAGTCGGGCTGTTTTTGTTGTCGCTGATTCTCGGACATAAAAAAGGGCAGCTGATCGCCGCCCCAATTGAAGAGTTTAGTGCTAAAACAAGGCAAGTTGTTGCTTCAGGTGGTCGCGCTTGTCAGGAGATAAAACCTTGATTAGGCAGTTTGCCAAATCATTCGTTGTCTTTGATGATGGACTTAGTGTGTGGCTGTAAAAAGAAGACATAACAAATTCATGCTCACACGCTAGGTTCTTACATGCACAGTACATATCTGCACAATCGTTTGACAGGCGGTGGGTTTTATTAATCACCGCTCGTTCACCACAACCACAATAAACACGTGTGCCTTGCATGTAAGCGCCAAGGCCAGCGTGAATCTTCGACGGTTTAGTGGAGTGGCGATATCCCACAGAATTAACAAAGGTATGCCCACACTCTGGGTTTGAACAGGAACAAGACAAATCTGCGCAATTGGCATCTTTAGCGACGCTTCTACTTACAATCGCGCGTTCACTACACTTGCAATAAACTCGCATACATTGACCTAACTTTTGACTGACTCAGCAATATTAAAACGGTTGCTGTGTTTATGTACAGTGCCATCTTTATTTTTATACAAGTATTGTGTTACATATCAGTAGGTGGACTCTTGGTTAAGAGTCCTAACTTTTTAATTTTTACAGGAGGTAGTCGTGATGACTTGGAAGAGATGATGGTAGGACGGCCTATCATCGTCGACAAAAGGTAGAAGACTACGATGAATGTAAGTAAAGAACTTATGTCCAAAATTGATGTAATTTTAGAAGAGGAGGCAAGATTAGGATTCATCACTGAAGAAGATCGAAGCTTAGTGGTGAAGCTGCTTGAAACAGCGATGGTAAACCAATCCGAAAACACTAAACGTTAAAGCCAAAAGCAAGCCCCTAACAACAATGATTAGGGGCTTTCTACTATTCGCTAGATGTCGAGATATCAAACTTTAGGTGGAGATGTTTAGGAATTTCGGGGTCGCTGTTTACCTCATCCATAATTAGCTCGCATACTGGAATGATTTCATCCTTGGCGTATTCACTGCCGATTTTGACTGGGTCACCTAAACTAGTTGTACCTTGCGGGATGATTCCTGCTTTACCTACAGGGAATCGGTGACCAACAAGAATATCTTGTGCGGTAATATTCTTAATTCGTTCAAATTCATCTTTAGTGGCAATATCACCAACTGGAATTAGTTGAATTCCCTTTTCTTTCCCGTTCGGGATGTTTACAAACATGCTTCGGAAGTTGCCAACACCTTTTGAGCTGGCAATCTTGTCTTTCAGCATTTTTTCATCATCGTCACTTAGGTTTGGATCCGTAGCGTAGAAAATGAACCCCATATGTGCACCGTTCTTGTAGTAACGGCGGCGAAATAGAGTGGCATCTTTGTTTAGCAAGCTACTTTGAATGCTGCCTAAGTAATCGGCTAAGCCATAGATTTGCTGTTGTGGGTCATATTGAGGCAAAAAAACCACATCTTCTTTTCGGTATTCTCGTTGCTGGTTGTCGCGTTCAAGAATCAAAAAATTGCCGTTTTTTCGTTTGCGTAGATACATACCTGGTAAAGGATGCAAACGTACTACTCGTTTGAAACCGTCACGGATTTTTAGAAAAGCAGCGTCACCGAAAGTGAAGTAATCACGGCAAAAAGCTTGAACATGTCTGCGTCTAGTTGCGCCACCCTGTTGGAATCGTCCAGCAACGTAGTTTGAACGCGCAATCAACAAAGAGCCGTGGTACGCATTAGCTCTTGCTATGTCTGCTAATCCAGAGCGTGAAATCGGGGGTTCCCAATAGTCTTCGGTATCGTTGTAAAACAAATCTGAGTATGAGGTCATCCAACTATTCGAATCGATGGCCTCAGGTGTGGAGTCGATGTGGTAGACCGACTCTGGTGCTTGTTCTTCTTGTTTGACTAAAGTTTCTGTTTGCTCGGTCATGCTGCGGTTGCCCAAGTTGATTTAGTTGGTGTTGAGTGGTCTAACGGTTCATTAATAATGGCGTGTGAGATAGCCCAGAATGCATCGGCGTGGCCTGTGGTTTGGCTCCGCTCTGCTTTAAATGTCATGGCGTTACCGCTGGCCGTTGGTACTCGCTTAATCGCCATAAACGCCATTGCAATGTCTTTGTGCTCAGCATCAAATTGAAGTCGTTTGGCTTCGACGATGTCGATCATCTTCATCACTAGGCGGTTTTTGTTTTCGTTGCTGTAGTGGATAGCGTGAGCCTCACGTGGGTATTTCTTCGAAATCAAATCCCAAACACCACGGCCAATGCCCGTGGTATCTACCCCGATGTAAGTCACCTTGTAGCGCTTAAACACTTTTTCGATTTCTGAAACGTGATATTGGAAGTTGAGCCCTTTCCAATAGTGCTTTTCTAATACGCGGAATCGTTCACCCGCGACAATAGGCGGAGCCACGACCACCAAACAGGCGTTGTCTCGGGTTCGGCTTGGGTCGTAACCCAACCAAACTTCACGATGGGCAAAAGGTCGTTTGTTATTTGGCTTGAAGTCTTGCCAGTGGGCGGCATCCACCATGCCTTTTTCAAGGTCTGAAAACTTGAATACAGACAGAGCCCCATCAACAAACACGCACATAAACAGGTTGTCGAAATCGTCTTGGCTGTACTCTTCGCGCAGTTCGTCAATGTCGAATAGGTCACAACCGCCGTTGGCTGCATCTTCAATGGTGACAACATAACGCCACTGTTTATCGTCGCAGAGTCGGCCACCGTCGCGATATTCTTCAAAGGTTGGGAATTCAATCTTTGCGCGAGACTCTTTGCCTTTGCGCCATTGGTCGCCCGTCCAAAATGGGTAAGCCTGGTGCATCTTCGATGATGGCGTAGAAAAGTAAGTTTTGCGCCACTTCTTATGCGTCGCCATTGCCGAAGCAAGTTTGTTCAGCTCGTCAAACTTGGGTATCCAGAAATATTCATCGACATAAACATGGCCGTGGTAACTCTGCGCAGTTTTGCTGTTGGTTGATAAAAAGCGAAGTTCGGCACCATTAGAGAGAATGATCGGGTTGCCGGTTAACTCGATGTCTAAGAACTCTTTGCCAATGGCAATAATGTAGCTGCGGAAAACTTCGGCTTGAGCGCGAGACGCAGAAAGGAATATTTGGTTATCACCCGTCAGAATCGCATCTTCTAAAGCTTCGCCACTGAAATAGTAAGTTGCACCAATTTGGCGTGATTTAAGGATGTTGCGAATACGCTGCTTAATGTTGTTACGCATGACATGCTGATATTCGAACAGCGATTCATGCCAATCAACAAAGTCACCTTCACAAAGGTGCTCGATGTTGTTTTTGCCTTTGCCTTTTTTCTTACTGTTGCCACTACTACCACGATTTTGATTAGACGGTTCGGAGCCGTTCGACGTCGAGCCGCCTTGCGTAAGCATACGTTCAGCTTTTGCTTTTGCATCGGCATGAGCTTTTAGCAACTTAACGTGATGGTCTATAAGCTTATCCATCTCTTTAAGCTGCTGATCGCTTTTCTCGTCTTTATCAATTAACACGGCCAATCGGCGGTTAATCATTTCTTCAACAGAAAGCTCATTCAACAACAAAGCCCAGCCGAATTTCTCCGCCCAGGTATAAATGATGCGGTCACTATTTAAGTTAAGTTGCGCCGCTATTTCCTTTGGAGGTACCCCGCGTAAATAAAGCTTTTTCGCGGCCTCTTTTATTTCATCTGAATATGCCATAGCTGCATCATACGCCCCGAAAACTCGCAAATGACTAAGCAAAATTCGGATGAATTCGGATTTAGCCAAAATCCGAATTTCTAGGAATTGAAGTGGCTGAAAGCAGTCTGTCAAAGGCGTATTGTTTGCCGTGACCAAGATTCATTTGACGTAATTAACCAGGCAAACGACAAATATGAGCAAAACCAGTGATTGGAATATTGTTGCAACTGAAGGCGCTACCGTAGACGGCCGTCAGATTAGCGCAGCACAAATTAAAGAGATGGGTGAGTCGTATTCGCCTGCCCTTTATGCCGCATTAATTTGGCCTGAACACTCTCGCTCTCATTGGAATGTATTCGAAGGTAATAACTGGGGTGAAGTGCCTGAAGTTAAAGCCGAAAAACGTGCAGGTAAGTTGCGACTACTTGCCAAAATTACGCCAAATGAGCTCTTACTCTCCGCTAACAAAAAAGGTCAGAAGCTCTATACCTCTATCGAGATGCATCCTGATTTCCAAGGAACGGGGCGAGCTTACCTGATTGGCCTAGCTGTGACTGACTCCCCAGCCTCAACGGGCACGACTCGCCTCAAGTTCTCTCGCCAAGCGGGTGAAACGCAAGAGATTGAAACCGATTCATTGGAGCAAATAGACCTTAGCGAGTTTTACTCTGTCAATCCGTTAGCGCAAGCATTTGCAACCATCGCAAGCTATTTCCAATCTGGTGGGGAACTGCCAGAAACACCAACTGAACAGCCTGAACCAGAGGAAACGGAAGTGACCGAAGAGCAATTAAAAGCAGCACTAAAAGAGCAATTTGGTGTGCTTAAAGAAGATTTAAAAACTGAGCTGAAAAACGAACTCAAACAAGAGTTTGGTCAGCAAACACCAGAAACCCCAGAACCGGAACAAAAACCGGAAGGTACAACAGTCGAGCAGTTTTCTGCTGTGGTAAGTACGGCTATTGAGCCTCTGATGGAAAAAGTTTCTGGCCTTGAAACTAAGTTCAACGCCCTTTCGAAAGAAGTACCTGGTCAAGAGCCTCAAGGCGAAGGTGCGGCGGAAGACACAAGCCACTTTTTGTAAGGAGCAATAGTAAATGCAATTAACTCAAACCGCTCGTGCATTACTGGAAGAATACTGCGCAAAACAGTGTGAAGTATTTTCTCGCCCTGATGTGAGTAAGCAATTCGCTATTTCGGGCCCAGTTGAAACGGCGCTAAAAAACAAACTGATGGAATCAGTTGATTTCCTCAAGCTGATCACAGTTGAAGATGTAGACCAAATTTCAGGCCAAGTTGTTGATGTTGGTACCAACAAGCTACATACAGGCCGTAAAAAAGGCGGTCGTCATACCACATCAAGTGGTGTTGATGGCAATACCTACACCCTAGTCGAAACCGACTCTTGTGCTGTTGTTACATGGGATTTGTTAAGCGTTTGGGCGAACTCCGGTAAGCCTGGCGAATTCATGAAGCGCCTAAACGAAAATGCAACGCTGAATTTCGCGCAAGACATTATTCGTGTTGGCTTCAACGGTACTTCGGTAGCGGAAACAACGAATCCAACGACTAACCCTAACGGTGAAGACGTTAACAAAGGCTGGCAGCAGCTAGTGAAAGAAAAATCACCAGACCAGATCATTGATGTAGACATTTATCTAGATCCTGATGGCGGTGGTGATTACACCAACTTAGATGCAATGGCATCTGACCTAATTAACACCAAGATTCATCCTGCGTTACGAAGCGACCCGAATCTAATTGTGCTGGTTGGTGCTGATCTTCTTTCATTTGAACAGGCGCGTTTATATGACGCGGCAACTACGCCAACAGAGAAGAAAGCAGCGCAACAATTGCCAAACTCTATTGCTGGTCGTCGTGCAATGTCGCCACCGTTCTTCCCTGGCATGCGAATGACAGTCACTACGCTGAAAAACTTGCATGTCTACACGCAGAAAAACACGCGTCACCGCAAGTCTGAGCATGTAGAAGACCGCAAACAACATGAAAATTCATACCTACGTAATGAAGGTTATGCAGTGGGTGATCATGAAGGTTACGCAAGCTTCAATGAAGCGAAAGTGCACTTCGGTGCGACACCTGCAGAATAAGGGTAAATGACTATGCGCTTATCTCCTGGCATGAGAGACAACCTAGCGAAGAAAGCAGCAAGAGAGCAGAAAGCTTTTAATGTTAGCCCTGCGGTTGACACCGATAGTTTGCATATCAAGCTGATTGACTTCGAAGAAGACCGCAAGCATTTGCGCTCTTTCAATGCGATTGCTGATCGTGTCGAGCATAAGCGCGATGTCTTGGTTCCAAAATACAAACCGTATGTTCAGAACTATCTAGAAAGTGGCGATCAGTTCGAAAACCCTATTTTTACCAACTTAGTGATCTGGTTATTCGATATCAAAGAACTGGATACGGCCATTGATTGGTGCTTGAAGGCAATCGAACGAGACTTGCCAACACCAGAGAACTTCCGCCGTGATTGGCCGACATTCTGTGCTGACGAAGTTTTGGAATGGGCAGAAAGCGAATCTGAACGTGGCAATTCAATTGAGCCTTATTTCTCTCAGGTGTTTGAGAAGATTGAGAAAGAATGGCGTTTACACGAGAAGGTTCACGCTAAGTGGTACAAGTTCGCAGGCTTATACCTGATTCGAAACGAAGAAGGGCAACCGCAAGCAACTGCAATCGGTAATCTGGAAACGCTGGAAAAAGCACTGGCACTACTTCAACACGCTCACAACAAGCACTGCAAAGTGGGTGTGGGTACCCAGATAAAGAAAATTGAACAACGTATTCGAGCCATTAAAGACGGCAAGAATTTGTAAAGACTCCTACGCCGCCGCGCCTCGGCTGACGAGGCTGAAATAACTCAGAGAGTTCATTTCTATGCCGTCGACTCAGTGGCTAGAGGCGCACTTATTCAAACAAGGTGCTTATGTTTACAGCTGACGATAATGACTATCAAACCACGAACATCGAAAATGATGGCTTTTGGCCTGATATCGAAGCCGGGGATTTTGAGCGTCTTCGCGGTACGCCAGCAGCGCAAGACGATGAGCGAATCGTTCATGCATTGGTCAATGCGATAGCCTCGGTTAATCAGCAGTTGGAGGCGTTCAAGCAACGCCAGTTAGAACAAGGTATCGAGAAAGCGGAAGCCATCGAAGTATTCCCGAAAGTGCATGGCAAAAACCGCATCGTTATTCAATACCAAAGTGCCGTGTTCGCCCGAGCAAAAGCGGATCTTCTTCCTGACTTCTCAACCGTCAGTCAGAAAAAAGAAGGGGAGCACATGGCCGAGCGTGCCCAAGAAGTGAAGAACGAACTACTGGCAGAGAGTGAACGCATCATCCGCAATATGTACGGAAAAGGTCGTTCTACAGTGGAGCTGATATGACGTACCGAGTTGGCTACAAAATGAAGGCATTAAGAGCCCATATCGCAAGTTGTGTTGGCGAGCAAATTGCCAAACGTATGGATGCGGAGATGGGCGGCATTGAGCTGATGCTGACGCCTCGCAATCAAGGTAATGGTATCGATATTGTTCAGCAACGCTATGTCGCAGAATTTTTGATTGAGCGTCTGCCTTTTAAAAAGTTTGACCCTGCTGTGCTCTTTGCCAATGTCGCCGCCTGGTTGATGGATAACGACCCTGATAGGGAGGACACACTTGGAGAACTGCGAGACCCAGACATTGATGTCGTGGTGGAAGACGAAAGCAGCGCCGAAGTATTGATTCAAGTGGTGTTTGAAGAGCCTATCAAGTTGGTCAAAGACCCAGAAGGCGTCATCGTTTGGCGTGGACACAAGTGGAAGATTGCTGAGTATGAAATCTGGGTGGCGGAAAACCTCCGTGACGTGGTGACCGATGTTAGAGATTGACTATGAAAAGCGCAGTCTGCTTCGAGTCAAAGAGCAGCTCAAGCTTTTAGGGCTAGACAGAAAAGCGCGTCAAAAGCTGCTTAAACGAATTGGCCCTCAAATCGTCAAGATAACCAGAAAGAACATTCGTGCGCAACGAGACCCAGAAGGAAAGGCGTGGAAACAGCGTCAGAAAGGACGCAAGAAAATGCTTAAAGGCTTTACTCGTAAGCTTAAGCATTACCAAAGAAACAACAATCGAACATTAATCGTGGGTTGGCCGAGTGCTCGTGGTCGAGTGGCCTATGAACACCATCATGGCATCGCGCAAAAAAGCGGATTGTCGGCACGAAAGCGACAGGCAAAGAAGCAAGGTGAACCGAAAAGCACCGACCCAGCGACCCGCGAACAAGCACGTGCTCTGCGTGATCTAGATTTTCGCCTTCAGCCTCAAGGCAGACAGAAAAGAGGCAAGAAACCAACCTTTGCATGGATCCGAGAAAACATGACGGTTGGTGAAGCGGCAAAAACCATTCAAGAACTGGAAAGCAAAACGCCAGCACGAGATTGGGAAGTAGGAAGACCAGAACGACGCCTGATAGGGATTAGCCAAAGAAGACTGGCAATCATGGTCAAGCGAGAACTCAAGCGCAACAGGAGCAAATAACATGGCATGGCCTAGCGTTATTATCAAAATAATGAACCTGATGAACGGCCCTATCGCTGACATTGAGAATCACTTCCTCTTTGTCGTTCGCGGTACGGTTGCAGGGGATGTTCGCAACCTCATCATGGTTGATTCTACTTCAGAACTCGACACGGTCCTTAGTGATGCCAGTGAGCAAGGCTTGGCAATTGTCAAAGCAGCACAGCTCAATGGCAAACAGGGTTGGACGGCTGGCGTGATGATCATCGATGCCGATGATTCATGGGAAGATGCCGCTAAAAAAGCCAATGAAGTGTCCAGCTTTGAATTCGTCGTACTCGGCTTTAATGCAGAGAACAAACAGTTTTTAGAGCAAGCGGTAGCACTGCGTCATGAGTTAAAAAACTCGCTAGGACGTGAAGTGGGTGTTCTTTGTCAGCTTCCAGCCATTAACAATGGTGCAGAAGGCCAAGATTGGGCGCAGTGGCTGATTGACACGGTAGCCATTCCAAAAGACGTGGCAAGTGAATACATCTCGGTAGTACCTAATGTGCATAAAGGTGGCGACACACTCGGCAAGTACGCAGGCCGCTTATCCAATAAAGAAGTCTCGATTGCAGACTCTCCAGCACGAGTCCAAACGGGCAGCGTTCTCGGTGATACCGAACTGATGCAAGACAAGAATGGCGTTGTGTTGGATTTGGCCACGCTGAAAACGTTAGAGCAGAATCGTCTAGCAGTGCCTATGTCTTACCCAGATTACCCAGGTCAGTATTGGACCACGGGTCGCACGTTGGATGCGCCAGGTGGGGATTTTCAAGATATTCGACACATTCGTGTTGCCATGAAAGCCGCTCGCAAAGTTCGTATCCGTGCCATTGCTCGAATTGCCGATCGCAAACTCAACTCTACGCCCGGAAGCATTGCAGCAGCGAAGCTCTACTTCACCAAAGATTTGCGCCAAATGGCACTGACGGGTGTGCCTGGTGAAATCAAGCCGCCACAAGATGAAGACATCGACATTAAGTGGGTGAGCTCAACCGACGTCGAAATTTACATGAGCGTTCGTCCTTATGAATGCCCAGTAAAAATCACCATTGCCATTTCTGTTAAACAAGGAGCGACATCATGACAGCACGCTTTTCTGGCCGCAGCTTCGATACGACGCTGTTTGGTGAATATGTTCACGTAAAGAACGCCACGGCAACCATCAATGACGAATCAGAAGCGGCATACACACGCGGTGTCACGGATGGATACACCGACGGAAAAGTAGGCTGTGATGTTGAAATTGAACTCGATTTGCTTCAGTTCCAAAAGGTTCACAAAGCGGCACGCGCAGCAGGCAGCTATCGCGGTATTAAGCCTGATGACATCTTGTTCTATGCCGACAATGGTGTGGATGAAGACAAGGTCGAGCTGTTCGGTGTGAAGTGGGTGCTTGCGGACATCATCGGTATTGACCCTGAAAGCAGCGACAAATCTACGCGCAAAATCAAAGGTTTTGTGACAAGTCCTCTGTTCGTGAAAATCAATGGTGTTGATTACCTCGCACCAGAAGATACGCGCGGCCTTATCAACTAAGGAACGTTATGGACGTGATTGATGATGCCGCAAAAACAGAAGCCCAATTCCAGCAAATGGCGTTGGACAACCAACGAGCAAGGGCTAAGTCGAGTGGGCAGATTGCAAGCCGTACACACTGCAAAGAATGTGGTGATCCTATTCCCGAAGCTCGGCAAGAAAAGGTAGCGGGGTGCCAATACTGCACCCCATGCCAAGCCGAAAGGGAGGGGCGATGAATCCATGGTTTCATGATTGGTTTGAAAAAATAACCTCTTACCTTGCTTACCTCATGTCGGGTGTGGGTGTGTTTCTTGGCTATCTGAGTATTGAGCAGTGGGTGTCCATTTTTGTGGGCGTCTCTGCGCTTATCGCCAATATCTGGCACAAACGCGCTATGCAAAATATCGCGAAAGAAAAGGGGATCTACCTCAATGAAGATAACTAACAAAATTCTTTGCTCTGTTGCTGCCGTGATCGGCTTGGTGACAGGCGGCACGACCTTGTATGGCGATGAGTTTGTACAACCAGTCGGGCAAGTGGTGATTGAAGAGCAGCCACTAGGTGAACTTCGAATGAGCCCGCAAGGACTCGAAATTACTGGGAATGCGGAAGGGTGTCGATTAGACCCATACACATGTCCATCGGGGCTAGCGACCAACGGTATTGGCAATACACATGGTGTCCCTGATTCACCAGTTAGCTTAGAGCAAGTCGCGAAAGACTGGGTGAAGAACCTGCAAGATGCCGAGCGCTGCGTTGAACTTGCAGAGCAGAAGTCCGGTAAAGCGATGACACAAGGGCAGTTTGATGCGTTTACTTCCTTCGCGTTTAACACCGGATGTACACGGTTCAAGCACAACTCAGACAAGAGTATGACCCAAATCTATCGATTCGCTTCGACTGGTGAATATGAGAAAGCATGTCATGAACTCACGCGATGGGTTTATGGCGGTGGCGTTAAGCTGCCTGGCTTAGTCACGCGACGAGGCGTTGAGTATGTTCGCTGCATGGAAGTGGATTAAATGGTTGGGGTTGGCCTCGCTAGTGGTAACGATTTTGGTGCTTGGATTAAAGCTTCAAGTCAGCCAAACCGAACTGGCGAGAGTCTACGAACAGCTTGAGAAAGCCAATAGTGACAATCAGACCAACTTGAACACGATTGCCACATTAAAAGGTGACGCAGCAAGGCAAAACGCTTTGATGGTGCAAAGGCAACGGGATCGGATTCAGAGTGAGGCAAAGTTACGTGAAGACATTAGTTTCCTTACTGACCAACTGCAAGGTATTGAATGCCACGTTCCTGCTGCTGTTACTGAGCGGCTGCGCGAACCGTACTGAACTCACGGCCACGGAGGTGGAGTACAGACTGCCACCTGCAGGCATGCTCTTACCTTGCCTAAAGCCTTTCGTGAATGGCACATGGCCCAAGGCACTGACCGAAGATATTCCAAAGCTAAAGCACGCATTGCATGAGTGTGATAGCCAAATAACTGATTACTTAAACTGGCGTGCAGAGCACGAACAAACAAAGAGAGAAAACCATGACTAAGACCGCCGCTTTTTCTAGCAAACCTGTAGAAGTGACCGTAGGTGAAATCGACTTCAAATTCACGCCAGGCGTGAATGATGCGAACAACTACAGCAACACGGTGACCAACACCAAAAAGGTTGAGCCAGCACGTACCTACCTAGAACGCACGGTAGCCAAAGACCAAAAAGAAGCATTGATCGAGCTGCTTAACACAGTACCAGGTTTAACGATGGAGCTGTTCGGCACTGTGTATGAAGCTTCGAAAGGTGGCGTGACGATTACGCTAAAAAACTAAAAGAGCACGTTGAGCGCATCGAGAGCAACGGACTCGAACAAGCGCTCATCTTGCGGCGTCATTATCTGCCTAATGAAGAAGATGACCCGCATAGCCTTGCGCGTGCACTTTGGTTAGACAAACACCAAAAAGAGAGAGCTGAAACGGCAGTGATGTCTGCCATTTCAAGACTGTTTAAACGCTAACGATGGTAATCCTTCATGAATGAAAAGTTGGAAATGGTGCTTGGTCTTGTCGACCAAGTGACCGCGCCACTTCGAGGCATCAGCAACGAAATCACCGGAGCAATGGATACGGCTAAAAGCGGTATGCAGGACATGGTGACGGGCGGTGCTGGCCTTGTGGCGACAGGCTTTGCTATTCAAAACGCGTTAATGCCAGCCATTGAAATGGACCGAAAGTTGGGTGAGGTGAAGTCGCTTGGTGTGACGGATGATGCGCTTAAGCAGTTGCAACAGACCTCATTGGAGTTCGCGGCCGATTATGGCAAATCCGCGACTGAGTTTGTCGCGGCCTCTTATGATATTCAATCGGCCATCGCTGGGTTGAATGGTGATGAACTTTCACAGTTTACCAAAGCGTCAGGTGTACTCGCTGCTGCCACTAAAGCCGACACCGCCACTATCACCAGTTACATGGGTACCATGTATGGGATCTTCAAAAACCAAGCTGAAGAGATGGGCAAAGGTGAGTGGGTAGCAGATGTGGCTGGCATGACGGCAAGTGCAGTGCAGATGTTTAAAACCACGGGTAATGAGATGAGCAGTGCTTTTACCAGTGTGGGCGCTAACGCGACATCGGCAGGTATTGCGATGTCGGAGCAAATGGCGATTCTGGGTACCTTGCAATCGACCATGAGTGGCAGTGAAGCGGGGACGAAATATAAATCGTTCTTGGCTGGCGTCGGAGGTGCACAAGATAAATTGAACCTGTCATTTGTCGATGCCCAAGGAAAAATGCTGCCTATGCTCGACATTCTCGACAAGTTGAAAGGGAAGTTCGGTGACACGTTAGACGTGGCAGAGTCCGATGCCTTGAAAACCGCCTTTGGCTCAGAAGAAGCGGTCAGTTTAATCAAGTTATTGATGGCAGACACGCAAGGGTTAGCTTCGAGCATGGAAACCCTAGGAAATATCAAAGGGATGGGCAAAGCTGAGCAAATGGCGTCTGCCATGACCGACCAATGGGAACGATTAGAGGCGTCTTGGTTCGCGGTGCGAGCGGCGGTTTTTGGTGCCATCTTGCCATCCATCAATGCGGTAGTCGGCTCCATCGCTGATGGTATCGTCTACATCACGGCATGGACGGATGAATTCCCTCTTTTAGCAGAACTGATGGGATACGGTGCGATTGCTGCGATTTCACTAGGTGGCGTTGTTGCGTCGCTCTCTATGGCGATGGGCATTGCCAAAATGATGTCTGGCGGCTGGGCAGTAACGATGGCCGGACTTAACAGCGTGCTCAAACTGCTGCGCATCCAAGCGATTGCGGCGACGGCGTCTGCTTGGCTGTTTAATGCAGCGCTTTGGGCGAACCCAATCACATGGGTTGTGGCAGGTGTGGTTGCCCTCATTGCGGCAGTTGGTGCGATGATCTATTGGTGGGATGAGATTAAGGCGTCGTTCGCAGACACGACGTGGTTCAACATCATTGCCGCTGCGATTGATGGCGTGATTGATATGCTGAACATGATCCCAGGTGTCAATATCGAATGGCGAGCTGGTGAATTACCAGATGTGCCTCAGCCAGACGTTGAAGCAAGCCCAGCACCCGTCAACGTTGGCGATTCAGCCATGACGCCGCCAGAAGTTGAACGCTCTTCTGCATTGAACGTGGTTACACAAGAAACGGTGAACGAACCTGCTTCGCAAGTGGCTGACTACGCCCAAGCAGACAATGTGTACCCACTTTATCCCCAAGCCGCGCCAAGTAAGTTTGTTCCTTACTCTGCTGAGCTGAATCGAGCGAGTTCCGCAACAAACGAGCAAGTTCATCAATTGCCACAATCAGCGCTTACTTCGGTAGAAACTGAGCCAGTTAGTGAACCAATAATTCAAAGTAATCTTACAAGCGACCAAGTATTTCAAGTCCCTTATTCCATGCCGGAAGCGGGGGAAGCTCAAAGTAATGTGGTTTGGTTGAACCCTCAAGTGCAAGGGGAAGAAGAACCGTCGAAGCGTTACCAGCATGTCGAACGATACTTCTCGGATGTACCAGAGCTGCCGACTCAAGCGCTACAGCTTACGCCAGAAGTTGCCGGAAACATTCCAACGCAACATAACGTCGTTTCACTAGAGCCGGAATTTGCGAAGAAAACAGGTATGCAGGTTCCAGAGCTGGAGTCAGAGCAGCAAACAGCAATCGAGTACAAAAGGCCAGAAAATACGCCGTCGCTACCAAAATCGATGGTCAAGAACATGAGCACGACGCAAACACAATCCACACATAACGTTCGCCAGTTTGGGGATGTGTACATCACACCAATTAACGCTCTGACACCAGATGAACTGGCCGAGTGGGAGGAGCTGAATGTCGGATAAGCAGTTTATTGATATCAAAGTGATCGATGGCGGTTGGGAGTTAGACGCAGGTGAGCAGCCAACGCAGTGCAGCGATTTATACAGCATCGCTCAAGACATCAAACACGCCATTATGGAAAGCGGTTTGGCAAGGACTCTAGCGGCTGAGCGCAATGCGATCTTACGCGCTGATGTTCTTCTGCAGATTGAGCAAAAAGCCGAGCAGGACTCAAGAGTGGTACCCGGAACGGCAACGGCGGTGGAGCAATCGCCTGGTGTCGTTTTTTTGGTGGCGCAAGCCTATGGATTTAGTGAAACCCTTCAAACAGAGATTTCAGAATGAGTAAACGACCAAAAGCCAATTTTATTGAAATCCTCTCGGCATCAGGCGTTCCGACAACGGAAACCGAAATGGAAGCGCAGCTCAAAGCGGAAGTGACTGCGGCAGGCAGTACGCTCTCTAACGATTCAGAGATGTCTCCATTTTGGCGTTGGGTGCGTTCTGCGGTTATTACGCCTTCGGTTTGGTTGATCCGCACCTTACTGGCGAATCATGTTATGCCAAACATGTTTGTTGGCACCGCTGAACGGTGGGCACTGGAACTTAAAGCATGGGAGCGCGATGTAATCCCCAAAAGCGCAGAGAAAACACAAGGCCATATTTCACTGACCAAGCGCAGCGAAGAAGAGGCGGTAACCATTCCCGCAGAGACCATCATTCAAACCTTACCAATTGATGGCAAGGTATATCGAGTGAAAGTGCTAGCAGAAACGACGCTGGAAAAAGGCGTGTTAGTCGGCAACGTATTGGCTGAAGCAGAAGAGGCAGGCGCCGCTTTTAATTTGCCTGCCGGTTACTTCAATATTCTGCCGTCAGAAGTATCGGGCATCGTGGCCGCAGTGAACGATAAAGACTGGATAACCCGCTTAGGCGCAGATGCCGAAACCGATGAAGAGCTGGCTATTCGTATTCAGTCTGCATTTACCAGTGCGGGGAATTGGCACATTGATGATGTCTATCGCTCCATCATTGGAAAGATTGCTGGTATTCGAATCGATAACATTTTCTTTGAAAATACGGGTCACATTACACCGGGTACCGCCAACGCCTACATCTTGATGGAAGTGGGAGAAACGCCCCAAGCGGTGATTGACCAACTTAACCATGAAATCATGGAACAAGGCTTCCATGGCCATGGTGATGTGCTGACCTGTAAACCAATACCGGATGAGCACTATCGACTAGAAGCCGACGTGGTCTTTGTCGCGAATTTGTCTGATCAACAAAAAGTGAATGTGCTGACGGAATTGGAGGATCGCATCCGCTCGACGATGCGTGAAACGGCAGCGTTTCCGGAGATGACACGAGCAAGGCCAAGAAGTCGCTTTAGCATGTCTCAACTGTCGACCGAGTTGCACAACCACGTTTTAGAGGTGGAGTCGGTTCGATTCACGGTCAATGGTACGGTTCAGCAAGACATCGTTAGTGAGTTGAGTCAGCCGCGATTGGAGAGTCTGACGGTTCGGGAAATGACAAATGACTGAACGAAGTGAGCATGCACCAGAGCTCAGCAAAACCCCAACACCTTGGTGGCAAGACGGAAGCACGGCATCAGAAGCACTCAAAGAACCGTACTTTGTGAGTAATGGTGCCTTTGGGTACATGACCAAAATTCGAGATTGGTTGTTGTTCCCGCTAAAGCAAGTCGACCCGATGACCTGCAGCGAAAAAGTGTTAAACCTGATGGCGTGGGACGCCAACATCACTCGGTTCTCTGGGGAAACTGAAACGATATTTCGCAAGCGCGTGAAGTATGCCTTTCAGAATGCAAAAGACGCGGGAAATAAGTTCGGTTTTGAGCAAATCTTTGAGCGAATGGATTTGCGCATATTGCGCCAGCGTGAGCGGGTTCCTGAGATGGATTGGGACATCATTGCTATCGATGTGCCAGGTAGTACGACAGAGAATGATGTTCAATTGTTCATGCAATTGATTGGTCAGTATGGGCGAACTTGTCGACGTTATGAAACGGCCATTTTGCACCCCGTAGAGGTATTGCTGGCCGCGGCGGAATTTCACGGCGATTGGACGACTTACCACACTTTCATGGAGGTCGACTACCTCGTTGAAGACACCATAGAAGCCAAAGAAGGCGCGACCGAATTTAATTATCATCAACAAACGTTCCACGCACAGTGGAAGTGAGGACTCATGGCTGCAATTGTAAATAGCGGTAAGCAGTACATTACCGAGAATATAAAGGGAAACGTCCCAAGCCACATCACCAGGTTCATTCTTGCCAATGTGCCACATTCTGACCCGACTGTGGCCGTAAACCCAGATGAGGCGATGCCGAATGCTGAGCAAATTGTATTTGATGAGCCGATTACTCGTAAGGCGTCGATTACGCCAGATGAAGTGGTGTTCTCCCAAATAATCTTGAGTGATATTGGCGACTTCGATTTTAACTGGGTGGGGTTAGCTACTGACGATGACACGCTTATTGCAGCGGTGTATACGCCACTGCAAAGAAAACAAAAATACGAAGGCGTGCAGGTCGGTAATACGTTAACACGTAACATCGTACTCAAGTTTGCCAATGCATCTGAAGCCCTCGATGTCCATATCGCCCCAGAAACGTGGCAGTTTGACTTTGCTGACTTGATTGCTTTGGAGGTAGAGAAAGCATCCATTGCAGGCTTAATCACTGATGACACATCACCAATAAAACTAGGGGCGGTTAACGTGTTTCTTGCGCACGCGGCTATTCCCCTTAAAAAGGCGGCAGATGGCGCCACCTTCATTGCGAAAGTGCACAGTAGTGTCGATTTAAATAGCGGTGAATGTGCATTCTTGCCGCCAGAAAATGAGCAAGTTAAGGACAAAGGCATCGGCTTTGATAAAGCTCGAATTGTTGTCCCAGAGCAAGAAGTTCGATTTATACGTATTAACGGGGAGTGGCATGTATGAGCACAGTGGATTTAGGACTGACAAGCGCAGGCAAGTATTTGAAGCGTTTAGACCAAACCTTTTTCGAAACCGCCAGGCTTAATCCTGCAAACGGTGATATTCCAACTGAGCAGTGGACGAGTCTACTAAAACTCAACGGCTCTCATATTGTTGATCATATCGCGTTCTCTGGTGAAAACAGTCAGGCCTATAAAGTGAAAACCGTCATTGATGGTGTGGAAATGGCAGAGAAAACCATTCGAAGCCAGACGCAACAGATGATCCTTGGGGTGTCTGGCTATCACTCTAGTTACACAGATTCAGATCAAATGGACGGCCCTAATGACTTTTGCAAAGAGTCTTATGAGATTTTGGTGTACGCGCCAAGAACGGCAGGGTACGGGATCATATTAACGACACGTTACAGCCAAGTAGAGGTAGCGGACTTATGAAAATTGAAGTGTTGGTAGGCGATGTGTGGGTTGAGAAAGCGCCCGTAAATGGTGATTGGGTACGCAAGAGCACCAGTGCTGCTCATAGCGTTGAATTTTTGTGGAAAGCGGACGATAACCCCCTGTATGAAATTAAAGTCCATGCGGTGGATGGTGCCCATTTACACAGTTCAGATTTTAGTAAAATCACTTGTTTTGAAAACACCAATCTCACTGTGAGCGGCACGTTATCAATCCCAGACCGTCGATTTGCTCTGCCATTGCTGCGTGATGATGGCAGGCTTACTTTGTTTGAAGCGCAAGTGGTCAATGGGCAGTTTGATGTGGTGTTAAATTTTCCGACCTCTGGGCAATACGTGTATACAGATAAGCAGGCAAACCACGATCTTCCTGAGCCGATGTTTACTGTTCTTCCTATGAAAATTGATGTATTGAGAAGGGTGTAATATGTGGCGGCATTCTTCGTTATCATGGCCCCATGTTGCGACCAGCATCGAACAGGATGTAACGTCGGTTACAAGGCAGGTAAAGCCTGAACTTGATGCGGCTTCAGGAAGATTAGATGCCCTTTTAGGTGACGCCAACTTTGGGCGTCATTCTCTAAGCGAAGAGTCTCATGCTTTATTACACCTTCGACAAGAACTGAACTTGCTGAGTGTTAAAGGTCGTGTTCTAACCGTGACCCCTTATCAATTTGAAGTTGGTGAACGACTGGGTTCGGGTTGTTACCTAAACCCATCAAATGCATCGGCGGTGCTTAGTGACAAGCTTTCTGATCTCTCTGACAAAAATAAGCCATCTGGTTACGTCCATGTTATTGCGTTGATGGTGACGGCCATTGAAATTGAGGCTTTTGCAAAACGTTTAGAGGATTTGTGCCGCGTGCTGACACTTCCTGATTGGTGCCAATGTGCAAGGCAAGCATCAGCACTCGCGCAGAATGAGAAAGACAAGTTGCATCAACCGAATGCCATTATGCAGCCTCGATTCAAACCAAGCAGCATGGTACGAGCTAACCCCCTTGATGCTTACTTTCACTTGCAGGCAAAGCAAATTGCAACGCTTGAGTCTTTAGCAAGCGATGAAGCGAATGTGGTAGGTAAATTACGAGAACTCAGTGCCAAGCGTGCCAATGCTCTAGAGACTATTACCTCGGATATCAACGCTCTTAAAGCGTTAAGAGGGGATGTGTTTAGTATGAAGATTAGCGGCCAAGTTGAAGAAATCGCCGCCACGCTTCGAAAAAGTGATGCACCCAATACGCACCCCTTAACGATAGCATCATTGATTATCAGCCAAGAGCCCATGCCGTTTTTTGAGGAGTTGCTATGTTCGCATTAGATGGAAAGACCTTTGATATTAAAAACATCATGGTCAACTTTTCTCGTGAATACAAAAGCCAAGACATGAGTGGTATGTCGTCGATGACCGATGATTCTGAGCAAGGCGAAAAAGCGGCCGAGCTGGAAATATCGGGGCTGATTTCATTTAAGCACTTGAATCAACTCACTGAACTCGAGCAAATGTCAGCGGCCAAAGATGCAGCCGGTGATCGCAAAGTGTATCGAGTAGTCAATGATGTGGCGAACGCATTCAAAATTAAAATGGCAAAGTTTGCAGGCAAGTTCGCCGTTACTCAGCAAGATAGCCAAATGGCGTGGCAAGTGTCTTTTCGCTTGAAAGAGCATCACAGTATTGCTGAACAAAAAGAGCAAAGACACAAAGTGAATACTAAGCCAGAGCAACATGAAAACACGCGCTTAAAAGAAGCGCTGGCAATGAACCAAGAGGCGATATCATGAAGTTGACTAAGCGCTTATTTATCAGCAATCAAGAATATACCCTTGCTGACAGTAAAGTGAGCCTCAAGCTATCCCTTGGCGGGAAAGCGATTTTTAGAATTAACACCAGTACACCACCAAGTCGATTTGACTTGGTGCGCTTTGATATTGGCTATGAGCAGAAAACTGCGCCTTACTTTGAAGGGTTCATTGACAGGGTAGAGCCTGCCGAACGTGGCTCATACAAAATTGTCGTCAAGGAGAATGCAGGCATATTGGCTAACCGCTTGCCAGTGAGTCTAGAGCACCCATCAATGAGAGATGTATTTAACTACATCCGCCAAGTGACAGGGTTAGAGTTCAAACTGCCTGATGCTACTTATGTCGACAAAGTTATCCCTAACTTTGTGAATCAGAGTGATGGCTACCAATGCTTAGACCGGATCGGAAAAGCGTTTGGTGTACCCGATTATATTTGGTTTCAAGACACGGACCAGGTTATCTACTTTGGTGCCTATGAAGACAGTCACTTCCATGGCAAGAAGATGAATATCGACCATGACTTTACCCAAAGGCAAAACGCTAACAGTGTAACATTCCCGCCTTTCCCAATGCTGCGTCCTGGTCGCGTCGCGTTTGATAAACGAATTGTCCGTGTTGACTTGATTGGGGACGAGATGACCGCCTTTTGGGTAAATGAAACGATGCCCACCAAGCGACGAGAAATGGCAGATTTGTTTCCTGAAGTGGCTAACGGATACCACTTACCGATTTTAGGACGAGTCGAAGCCGTTCGAGACAATGCCAACTCGGGACAAATCTCAGACCCGTTCCGCCCAAAATTTGCTGTAGATGTTCAAGTGCTCGATGCGAACATGAACCCAGACAATAACGTTCCGGTTTATCGCTCTATACCTATGCCGGTTAACATGAGCGGCCATGAATCTGGCTTTTTAGCTTATCCGCTTGAAGGAACTGTCGTTGAAATTGCTTTTGCTTATGGCCGAAGTGATAGACCGCTCATTCGCGGTGTCTATGGCAAGGACTACGCTTTGCCAACGATTGAACCAGGTGAACAGTTACAGCAGCAACGAGAAGAAGTAAGCCGACGCGTTGACGCTGCAGGGAATGTCACGGATAAGACCGACCAGATAAGAACACAAAAGGCACATGGCGTGGTGGATGAGTCTTACCGTTATGAACTCCATACCAACAAACACCAACTTGATGTTGGTGAACACAGTGAAGAGTACATTGTAGGCAAAAAGCTCGTTGAAGCACTTGGCGCAATAGAGCTGCTTGCTGGCGATAACATGGAGTTAGGCAGCTTGGGTAATATGCATGTTGCCACTGCAGGCGAACTCATTACCGTTGTGGGCCAATTGCGAAACGTGGTGGTTACGTTGGATGACAAGCTGAAGGTGATCGGCAGTCGTATTGGTGTCATTGAAGAAAATGACAGTCTGACAGTTGGTGGTTCGCAGAGTATCACTATTGACGAAAGTAGAGTTATCAAAGCCAAAAACATCACTGAAGACGCAGACACAATAAAACTCAATGGTGGCAAAGGTGTTTGTACGGGCGGAACTATTTGCCCTTTCACTGGCAAGCCGCATGTAGATGTATCCACCACGGTATTTGCAGGTAAATAACATGGCGACAACGAAAGAAGCAACGAAGAAAGAGTTGATAAAAGAACTTAAAGCAAGAGGCTTCGTGACTGACAACCAGTTCTCACAAAACGACCCGTTGATGGACGCGATAGCAGCAGCGATAACTACTATCCTAACGCGTGATGCTGAAGTCATTGTGACCTCAGGCAGCTCGGCAGGCACATACAAAATCACATAAACAAGTCGATAACCCCACCTAAACACAGCTTAAGCGCTGTGTTTCTTTTTGCCTGCTAAACACATTCAACTTCCGTTAGGACACCACCACGGCTAACACCGCTTACAACAGCCACGTAATCGAACCATCCGCGCACGGAATCCGCACTCCTCTACACCCGCCTGCGCGGTTTTTCGATCACTTTTTTCGCACTTTTGGGATTGTGAAAAATAGGATGACACAAATAGCGGTGGATGTTGAGCAAAGCCTTTTGCTATAAGGGCTCCGAACGATAGATAAAGCCACTGATAACGGCTTGTGTTTTGTCCAATAGAATTTCAACAATTGCGTTTTTTTTCGATAATTTGCAAAAAAGAGGATCTGTTAAGATCTTATGGTTGTTCTTAAGTGGTTGATTTGTATTGTTTTAGCTATTTTTTTGTCATGGTTTAAATGATCTGTTGTGTAAGTTTTAGGATCGATTGAGGTAGGGTCTACACCTTATCAAACAAGGCTTAAGCGCAAATTATATAAACATTTCACTTTTTCAAAATTGTTCTTGGGATTAAGCTGTAAAAATGACCGAGAAAGGAGAGCTGGTGATGACGAAAAACGTGATTTTGCAAGATAGGTATGAGCTTGCGAAAAAAGTAATGCAGGATCCAGAACATGTTCAAACATACTTGGCAGGTTGGCGAAAAATGGAAATGGACTACACACCAAGTCTGCGGAGAAACAGAGAACTGATGAACATTTCTAAGGCATTGAGGGAAGGCTTTAAGGCGGATATTCGTGGTTTAATAGCTTTGTCGAAACATCTAAAAAACAAAAGTGGCGACATCTAA